TTCTGGCTGGCTTGGCTGGCATCGGCCCGGCCACCACTGTCCATAGCCTGCCTAGCCTGCACGCCTGATAGGAACTTATTACCTGCATTACTTAACTGCTGAGTCCAGTGCGGAGCCACGTAGTGATCACTTACCATCTGCCCCTGTGCAGTGCCTCCATCTTCCCGTAGCTGTGCGGCCTGTGCCTTCTGCATTTCCATCATGCGGTTGTACCGCTGCGTCTCTGCACCAGCAGTCAGAAGCTGTTCGTAGTCTAGCTTATCTTGGTCTGTTTCGTTAATCATTTCAGTACCTCAGCGTAGTTCACTGCGTAATATCCATTGGTCATTTGCATCACGGCATCAGGCATAATTTTCGCTACGTCTTGGGCGATGCAGCCAAGCTGCGGCTGTTCTTCGCCAATGTAGGTGAACACATAGATGCCGATGCCGTTGGACAGCTCGCCCACACGCTTGATGTCCTTCTTAAGGCGCTCATCACTGAACATATAGGCACCTGCCATACCAGTGTTCGCCAAGCTAAGCGCACCGCCAAACATACCCGCTGAATTAGCGTTGTTCGCATTTGTCTGCGCCACTTGCCCATTGTAGGTCTGGGTAGCTGCACCCAGCAAGTCAGGTCCAGCCGTGGTCTGCTGCTGTGCGTAACTACCGAAGCTAGGCGCGGTGACTTGGGAGCCTGTACGCAGCGCGTTAAGCTGATTCATGTCACGGTTAGCATAGTAGCTTTGATCCTGCAACGCCCCAGCGTGGGCAGTGTTAGCCTGATTAAAGGCTTGGTTCTGTCCTTGTAAATTCAGTTGGGCGCTGGCCTGCTGTGCAGTGAGATTACGCTGGGCGTCCTGTAAGCTAGCTTGCTGATTTGCCTCAGCCTGCCCAATGTTTTGCTGTCGCACACCCATCTGCTGACCGCCCAAAATCACCTGATCTTGGCTAAGGGCGCTGCGATTGCCCATCTCCTGCCCGTAGGTCTGCCCCTGCTGGGACAAGCCGAGGTTGATGCCCTGTAGACCTGCTTGGCTGTATGCATCGTTCTCACGCTGCCCCATCGTAGTTTGCGCGTTATTCCACGCCTCGCTACCACGGGTAATCCCTTGGTTAGCAAGCTGAGTCTCTTCAGCAGCGCGTTGCTGCTGAAGCTGAGGATTAACACGGGCCATGATAGCCTGCGTTGCGCTATTCGTGTCTTGCTGTGGGTTGTATACGTCCCCCACTTTGCCGGACTTTGCAGCATCATAGTAGTCAATGTTGTCAGCTACATTGACGCGACTAGAGCTGCCTGCGTTTAAGTTCTGCGGGGTGTAGTTCAGCGCCTGCCCCGCTGCGGGGGTGGCGGCGTCGTTCCAGCCTGCGTTCTGTTGGGCAGCTACGCGGCTAGATGCTTGGTCTTGCAGCCCTGCGAGGTTCAGACTTGTCCTATTAGACGCATCAAGTAGCTGCTGACCTGTTTCGTTAAGGCTAACATTCTGCGTCCAATGGTTGTTATCCGTACCATCAGCGTTCGTGCCCTGAGACCAGCTCAGTGTGCCGTAGGGAGTGTTCTGTGTGGCGCGGTTAGCTTGTGTTGCGTACCTCGCAGCATCTAAATTGCCAGCGGCTGTCGCAGTTGCTGCGCTAGCGTAGTCAGGTGCTGCTGGTGCTGAGGATTTGCCGCCCATAAGTATGCTCCATATTTAGATGCCTGCACTGTTGCTTGGTCATCGTGTAAATCAGTAAATCGCCATCTCTGCCTGCATCCTTGACACAGCACTCAAGCTGAAAGCCTAAGTGCTCATCAAATCTACGAGCCGGGAGGTTCGTACTGTCAACCAGCCCTAAAATCTTATTCAATTTTAGTTGGTTGAATGGGTAATCGAAGCACACCCACAAATAACCTTTTGTCATCCAACGAGCGCCGGGAACAGCGGCTACGTGCATACAGGCTGATCTGCCGTTGTATTGATCAAATAGCACGCCTGCTATTATCTCTCCATTCTGACACAGACCAATGGACGTAGATGCGGCATCGTACAGTCCACCCGTTCTAGCACATACCCACTGACCTACACGTTCATTTTCAAAGATAATTCGCTTGCTTGGCATTGTACGGTGGCACACACAAAAAGGCAAGTATTAAAGTGGTCCACCCGCCGTAAACATATAATCAAAGCGGGTAAGGACAGTGTCGCCCACGCAAGCTGTGGTGATATGCGCCGCGCCTGCTGGCCCGTAGCCGCTGACGGTCATCCAGTCTCCAAACGCTGTTCGGTTAGTAGCAGACCAAATGCCAGCATCCCACAAGGCAACATCCCATGCAGCAGATCTATAAGATGAATTGTCTGGACTAGCTAAGTATGTTGGGTCCGCATAGTTGCCTATGACCTCAGAATTAACCCCCGGACTAAAGGGGGATATGAAGTTAGCCCGGAGCATACTGAATATCTTAATAAGGGCAGGCTGGTCAAAGGAGCTTGCTGCCGACACTACCTCGCCCCGTATTGGCTCACCAACTAGTGCTCCATAAGTAACGGCGTCGCTATAGTCTTGGAATATTAGCAGCACCCTACCGTCACGTGTGCCTGTGAATGTATAACTGCCCACTGTGGCTAAACACAGTGCCGGAATGTCTTTAAATAAACACCACTGATTAACCACTGTAGACAAAGCAAACTGCTCATCAGTATGCCCCGTGTAGTTCGGCTTATTGCACAGCAGCAAGCGGTCAGCAGGGGAGAATAGTAACTGCCAACCACCCGTGGTGAAGCTCTTACGCAAAGCCTCACCCAGCAGTATGCTAATCTTGCTTGTGTAGTCCCCATTAGATGCGGAAAGTAAGCCGCTGCCGCCCCGTGTGACTTGGCTTAGTGGAACAATGCCATCAGTTGATATGATGAGTAGATCACCACCGTAAGGAGCATAGCCTCTACGACCAACAGGAATTTGTCCAACATACCAGACACCTTGAAGTGAAAATGTAGTTGCGCTGGCTGGGTCGGTGCCCTTGTAAAGCGCCACTTCCCCATTGGAGGACACAGCTACAAAGAAGTCATCAATACCCTCACCAGCGTCAATAGTCCAGCTTGCGGTGTAGGCCAAGCTGCCCCCACGCTTGAACAGGGGGCCAAGGTCTAGCTGCTGTACCGTGCCTGCAATGGAGTCAACGGGCAGATACCACACTTTAGTCGTATCACGCTCTACAAACCATGCACGTCGCTTCCATATACTGACATGTACTAGGTTGTTAGGGTTTACCCCGTTGATTTGCCCTGCGGCTGACCCTGCTACCCTACGCAGCCAAGTGGTACCGTCATAGGTAAAGTAACCATCAGCCTCGCTGCACGTCATAAGGAAGTTACCGCCGCTGTTGGAGGTAATAGCTGTGCTGAACCACCCTGCATTCGTACTGCCACTGAGCGCTAGCGCGAGTGTAGGCGCGTCCGTAGAGGTGGTAATGTCGTAAATTGCAGTGTCTGTAGCTGCAAAGAACTTGCCCGGCATTACAGTCGGTAAGGTTAAGAATACACCAGTGGGGAAAGCCGTGCTGGGCGCAAAGTAGTTGAACAGGGACTTAACTGCTGCCCCACCGGGGATATTAGTAGCCCATTCACGCCATCCCTTGCGACACCTCACGCCCAAACTGTCAGGGATCCAGTTAGTCAGGGTAGTGGCGTCAGTGGGCGGCATGTTGGCCGCGCCGTCTCTAGCATTCAACCCGCCAATAGGCGCAGGCTGGCTGACTACCTTTTGTGTGTTTTGCGAGGGCTTCATTTACAGCCCGTAGTTAGTATCTGGGATATTGATATAGCCGAGGTACGGGTAGCCTGCACGCCGAGCCAACGACAGGGTACGCGCTGGGCTGTCTTTGGCCTTGGCTGCTGCAAGAATCCTGTTGTATTCACTCGTCGCAGCCTCGGTATTAAAGCCCTTTGTGGTCATCCAAGCCACCTTCAACCCTGCCTTGAATAGCTGTGGGTCGTACAGGACAAAGTCGTCGTTAAACTGTAGCGAGTCTCTGGGGGTTAGCCTGTCGTTGCTCACTGCCCACGCACGGCTGCGGTAAGGTATGACAACAGTCTGCCCACCGTCCCCCACACTGTAGAACTTAACAGTATTGTCTGTGATGATGTACATCATAGCAAACGTGGTGCCGCCCAAGTTACGGGCTTTCAGCATCTGCCACTCACCCTGCGACAAGGAACCTAGAACGGGTAGGCGCTGGGTACGATTCCAGCTTGCATCGTTAAAGAAGGTGTTAAAGTCATCAGGTAGTGGGTAGTCCACTACACCCGCGACCGTGTTGATCGTAAATTCTTTGGACAGTATCTGCCAGTCGTCTTCATCTAAAAGCTGCTGGCCTACCTCAGTAGCCAGCGCCCACATCTGCTGTGCTGTGCGGTCTGTAGAGCCTGCAATGACACCGGGCACTGCGAGGCCCAGCGTAGCCATGACAGTGGAAACCGCCTCTTGTCCAGTAATGTTACGAGAAAAGTTTGCCACTGGCTACTCCAATCATTTTGCCTTAACTGTACGCGCAGGGGCAGGGTCATCCTCTGCGTCCATTTGCGCCTTCAGCTTGGCTACCATTGCGGAAAGCTCTGCCACTTGACGTGACAAAACTTGCTTTTCGTTTTCAGAGTCCTCAATGCGCTTGCTCAGTTGTTCCAGCGGGGCTGCGCCTTTGCTGAAATCAATGAAGGCATTGGCCTTCTGCTTTAGTGTCATCAAGCCGGGTATGCTGCTGACAATAGAGTCGCTAGCCATAGCAAGCTGCTCCACGGTCACAAAGCCCATGTACTTCAGTTCTTCAACTTGACTGCCAGACATCACAGGCCATTGGGCCAAGGGGGTGCCGCTTTCCAGCATCTTCGTACCATCCTTGTGGGCGCGGTACGCGTCACGGAAGCGGCTCTTGTCGTCAGCACGAATAGGGCGCTGTACGACGTTATCTTTGGTGCC